TGACAGAGTCAAATAAAGCGGTCTGCAGGCGTCCGGTCTTCTCGTCGTACATCAACGTGTCGGCTGGGCCGGTTTTTCCGGAGTGCCTGTTCTTCAACACCTTGAGGGAGGCTCTGTTTTCTCCATTGGAGATGTCCCGCTCAAGGGCGATGACGAGGTCGCTGAGCTGCGCGATGGAATGTGAACCGCGCAACTGTCCCAGGCTGACGCTTGCCCCGTCTTCATGTCCTTTGTCGCCTTGGTTACGACGTAAATGAGAGATCAGCAGCATTCCACAGCCGGTCTCCTCAACAAAGGATCGGAGCTTGGTCATCACAATGTCGATCATCTTTCGCTCGTCGCTCGACTCATTGCCGGACAACAGGATTGAAAGGTGATCAAGGATGATCCATTGAACGTCATGGGACTTCACTAGGAAGCGAATGTCGTTAAGCAGAGAATCTGGGTCAACGCTCCCAAAACCATCCCGTAGGAAAACGTGACCACTTCCAAGGGTATTTTGGAATGCACTCTTAAAATCTTCTTCAGGGATCTCATTGTCCAGGTGGAGTGGTTTGTTGGCAGCCACCGTCATGAGACGGAGGCCTGTGCGTTTAACGCTCTCTTCGAGGGCGATGTAGCCAACTCGTTCCTCTTGCTGAATCAGCGATACCGCGATCTCCCCACATAGGGTTGATTTACCAGCACCGGAACCGGACGTACAGCAAACGAGCTCTCCTTTTCGGAGTCCACCCGTGACATTATTGAGTTCAGGAAATGGATAGAGAGCGTCCCTGCCGTGAAGAGGCTGAGAAACCAGATCAAAAAGGTTTCGACCATCAATGATTGACTTGGGTGTATAGGGATGGGCTTTCCATATGGCCTGGCGGATGGCATCACCATCACCAGCAACCAAAGCCTCTGAGGCATCCTTATATGTCCCCAGAGAGGAAATGAATACCTTGTCTAGGGGAAATAGATTGATGCACTCTTCAGTGGCTTGTACGCCTGCCTCGTCCCCATCAAACATGAGGATGACAGTGTCAAAGCCAAGTAGATACTTGAGCTGATACTGAAGAGCTTTGCGTGCGTTCTGTGCTCCATTGGGAATGGAGACCACCGGCCAGTTTGGAAAGACCGACCACACTGAAAGGGCATCGAGCTCGCCCTCGGTGACAACGATTCGCTTACCTGAGCCGAACAGGTTCTGTCCGAACAGGGCATGCTCCTCGTTCTTACCGTGCCAGGTGAAGTTCTTGGCCGGGTCGCGTTCCTTGTAGGCCACGACTCGTCCGCCGGAGTAGTAGGGGAACCGTAAACACGGCCCCTCCTGCCTGACGTTGAACTTCTTGCATGTGTCCTCTGAGATCTTGCGGGAGCGCAGGCCCCCGAAGTCACCGGAGTAGTTCACCATTTTGGATGTGCGATTGGGCGGCAGTTGTGACGCTTGGCCGCCTTCTCCTTTTTGAAAGTGGCCGCAAGAAAAGCACCAGCCACCGCCATCAGAGTAAATTGTCCAAGCATCACTGGAAGTACAGGATGGACAGGGTCCTTGGCTGATGACGACGTTGTCATCGGTCATCAAGTTCCTCCGATATTTCCACGTACTGTTTCAACTCGGCAAGAATTTTGTTGAAGGGGATGCCTTCGTTTTCGAGGCCAACAACAAAGTCATCGATCCTCAGGATTAGGTCAACCATGATTCAGGAATTGCGGGAAAGATGCACCACAAGAAACCATGCCGATCGGCCCAGTCTCCATAGGTTGTCTTAGAGTTTTTGGATAAGGTGTTATTGCGCTGGAAGACCAGGCGAATATCTAAATCTGGATGTTGTTCTTTAACTGCCAGCATTTTCCGCCTATCACTAGGCTTAAAAAATCCTTTAGCTTCAATTACGACGCCGTTCGGTAAGAAAAAGTCTGGCGTGTACTTACTCTCTGTGACGTACTTAAACTTCTCTATTTCGTACAGGTAAGGAACTGCTTGCTTGTCTAGATATTTGCCCAGCCTCTCTTCGAGGCCGGATCTATACATCAGAAGTCGTACCCGCCCTCAGCAGCAGCAACAGGCTCTCGCTCGTCGCGGACCTGGGGGTCACCCTGTTTGAAGCCGTCAACCTTGCTGAACATGGCTGCGATCTCGTCGGGCTCCAGGGAGCCTGAGTCGGATGCACCCTCAGCGGTGACCAGTTCGATCACCTGAGCACCCAGCACCCGTACAGAGGTGTTGAAGCTGCCCATGGCATAGGGCTTCTGCTGCAGGATCAGGTTGACCTTGGTGCCTTTGCGGATGGTGGCCAACACCTGCTTGGTGAGGGGCACGCCATCACAGTCAACAAAGACAACCTCGGGCACAGGCTTGCGGCTGCCGTCTCCGGCTCCAAAGCTGTACTTGATCAGGCCTGCGTCATCCCAGCGGGGCAGACCCACAGGCAGACGCTTGTTGTCTTTGGATTGGATCCATTCGATCAACTCATCACGGTCAGCATTGATCTTTTCGAGATCCTTGGCCGGGATGGTGAAAGAGAAGCTGCGGTTGTTGAATTTGCCTCCGTCCTCATCAAGTTTGATGAAGCCTTCGAGCTTGGTGGTGAAGGTGTAGCGGTTTGCCATTGGTGTCAGTTGAGTTCGTAATCGCGGTCCAGAGATCCACAGCAGAGGAAGCATGCGAACTCCTCTGCGTCGAGTTCTTTGAAGGAATGAATGACCCCTGATGAGAGGTCTTGTTGATGCTCGAAGTCGTCGAGATCGAAGTATGTGTCGCTCATTAGATTCTCGGGCTAGTCGATCAGTCGAGTGGGATCGAGAATCCATCAAAAAAGCCCAGTCATAGACTGAGCTTTCATGCGGATGGCGAGACTTGAACTCGCACGTGGGATTAAACCACACTAGTACCTGAATCTAAAATTGCTAGGTCAGATCCCAGTAGTGGCAACTAATCTCCCTCGATCCCTGAGGTGAGTTTTGGGGGTTTGGTGAGGCAATCCCCCTGTTTTCAAGGTTACTTAGATGCATTTAGATAGCCGCGATAGCTGATCTTGTGGCATCATCCGTAGCCTTGCAATACTTCAGGCTCATGTCGATAGTCGAGTGCCCAAGTAGCTCCATCACCGTGCGGGGATGAGAAACTGCACCGACCCATGTGCCGAAGCTATGGCGCAAGGTATGCCAAACATAAGACTCATCGAAGCCTGCCAAAGTCCGTACCTTTTTGAAGCAGCTATAAAGCTGATCTTTGCTGTTCCAATCGTTATGGAATAAACGATCCTGAGACAGTCGGTTTTGGATGATTGGCTTGATCTTTGATGAGACGTTGATGTGACGCACCTTGCCGGACTTCGTCCGATTCCAGGGCTTACCGCCGATGACGAGAGCATCGAGGGCCTGGTCGTAATCCTCTGGCCTCAGGGAAAGCAGTTCGCCCTGCCGGACTCCGCTGTATGCAGAGACGAGCATTGCGTCAGCGAGGTTGTCACCCCAGCGGTCTCCGTAGATATCGCGTGAGATGAAGGCCAGCTTGTCGACTTCCTCCTTTGTCCACCACGTAAGCCTGTGTGAACCCTCTACTGCCCTTGGAAATTTGGGACAGTCGAAGTCGATCACGTCAGCTAACCGGCAGTGCTTGAGCACCGTCGAACCGGCAGACAGGATGCGGTTGATCGTTGAACCTGAACGGTTCTGATCTTCGAGTTCTGCTTTGAACTCGATCCACCATCCAGCCTTGCTCATTCTCTTGAGTGGGAGCGAGCGGCCAGCGTATTCAGTGATGTGGCCGGCGTTGATGCCGTTGGTTTTGGCAGAGCGCATCCGTTTCCAGTGCGTCTTCCAGGTGAAATCGTAGGCTTCACCCCACGTCCTCAGATTCGTCGAGGTCATAGGCTTGAAGTTCCTCCTTGGCTTGGGTGAATACGGGGCTGCCACCGACAGAGTCGAGAGGCGCTTTGGAGTAGTTATCCAGCAAATTGGTGAACACTTTCCCCTTAGGTGTCAGGAATAGTCGGTAGCACTTGTAGTCGTAGGGATCCCTCTCCCTGCGGACCAAGCGGAGGCCTGATCGATGGTGCAGGCGGTGGCGTGGGCCAAGCCAAAGCACACATCGGGAGACACTGGAAGAGCTGATGTTGCAGGTGTCGATGAGGTCCTGCTGTTTGCAACCCTCGTGGGCAGCAATCCAGAAGAATATGCTCATCAACTGGGCTGGGAACTCTGTCTCGCCAGTGGAACGCATGAGCTCCACGATCATCCAGGCACGCATGGCACCCTCTGATGAGAGCTGGTCGGGTTTCATTAGTAGTAAACGACTACATCTTCAAACTACCACGCTTAGTGGGATTCGTCCTCGGCGTGGAACGCCACGTCCCAGTGAAAGTTTTCTTCCAACTGGTTCAGCAGTTCACACAAGATCCACCCCTTCTCAATGTCGTTGTCCCTGTACCAGGCAAGACGTTCAAGAGAGGTGGCGTTTGGCGGGTACTTAGACATGTCAACAAAAGAAGTAGGGAGAGGTCAGCACATCGTCGAGATCAAAGGTGTCCTTGATTAGGGGCACACCGTCTTCATCGCAGATGTCGGCCTCAGTGAGACCCTGCTGTCGTGCCCAGTCCTCAAGGGGCTTGCCCTTGTAGATCTCGGCATGGTGGAGGCGGATGCCCGCCATCATTTCGTCCATATCGCAGGACCGGCCCAGGATGCAGTCGTGGATGACTGTGAAGGGCTTGTCCCACTCAAGGAACATCAGATGGAGGAGAGACGCATCAAGGCTGTGGGTCAGATTTGGAGCAATCGCTCCCTTGTGGCCGTCGTAGTCGGGCCCTGCCCAGCCATCACCAACAGTGCAGCGCATAACCGAGCCCATCAACATGGTCTCGACTCGCTTGGTCTTTGACTTGCGGATGTCCTGCACCACTCGGAACCCCGAGGGTGTGGTCCATTCGATCGTGTCCCTGTCTGTCAGCAGCTCACGGGAGAGCTTCTGCAACCAGTTCATGACCTTGACCGGACCCTCGAACACCTCAGGCACTGCTTTGCGGTAGATCGCGTCAACAATCTTTCCGAGTCGGCCTGGGATAGAGAGATCAAACTTGGCCTCTCTGAGCTCGTCTCTTACGTATTCCCTGGCTTTATCGCGGGAAACACCGTATGGGACGGTCATAACCGTGCGCTTAGTGACGCGGCGATTCATGAAAGGGTGAACCTCTGGCATGTCCTCCAGGTGGGTGAGGGCTTGCTTGGCCACGGTCAGGTAACCGTCGCTGGGTCTGTCCTCTTTGCCCTTTACGCAATTCACCTCCCGAGCTGCCGTGAGGTCCCTTGTGAGCGAGGCGAGGTGCTGGAGCCCTGAGCAGGTGGCATCGCAACCACACTGGAGGCCACTGGTCCCCTTGGTGGGATTGATGACGCAGTTGTAGAACTCGATCGCAGCAGCCAAGAAACACCAGGGTTCCCCTACATTTTTCCAAAGGCTTAAGTTGCCAATTGGATCAGTAGCGACTGCAGTGATGAGAGCTCGATTGTCCTGTGTCCAGGCAACTCGATCATCGTGACTCACCTTGTCGTTGCCGTAGGTCGTACAGCAATGCCAAGCCAGCCAGTATTCATTGACTGGGCCTTCATCCACAAAGTAGAGAATCGACTTGTCGAAGTCTGTTCCCTGTGGGTTAAGGCTTGAGTTGATCGGATACACCCGGCCCCGATAGTCAAATGACCATGGGATCCAGAACCGTGGCTCATCTCTGTACATACGAGCAACAAACATCGTCTCCGTTGCTCTGTAGTTGTATTGGAACAACTGAGCATTGAAGTCATCGATCTTGCGTTGCTCTCGTTTCCAGGCTTTGAACCTGTCTGGTTCTGCTTCGGTGTCTCCATTGAATGGCTCCATCCTTGGCAGTGGATCAGAGATGCGGAACTTTCCAACTGATCGTCTGTTTTTGTAGCACCATTCGGCTACGTCAAGGACCGCTGTGTTCAGCCTGTATTCCTGCCGCTGTAAGCGGTTGAGGAACTGAATCGGGGCGTTTCCCTGCTTACATGCCGGATCAAAACCAGCTTTTCTGACCATGGGTGAATTACCCCGGATCTCTTCTGTCAAGTAGCCTCCCCGCTGATCATTGCCC